GCATTACGCCGATGCCAATCACAACGGCGTACCTAATGCAGCAATCAAAACCATCCTCTCTCAATTCTTCAAAGGTATCGATCACAATGGCTGATTTTGTCCCCGCACTCACTCACCAAATTAAATGGTCTGTCGGTGAAAACCGTTTTGACACAGAAGGCAAGCAACCAAAACAATTGTCCTTGTTTGTCACCAAGCAGTCAATTCGTGAGTTTGCGTCTTACCTAACAAAACTGGCTGGCGAAACTGATCGCATCAAACCCGGCAAGGTCTGGGATTTTGCCAAGAAGGAAGAGGTTGAAGTTGAGGGCTTTTACCTCAACGGCAAAGGTCAAACCGGTCAATACGGCGACTTTGGCTCGATCAACCTGCAACAAATCCCAAGCAAGACCAACGTTGATTTCTGATTAACTCAAGGGCACGGCTAACCACCGTGCCTATTCTTTTGACATGAAGCCAACTATTGAGCAGGTCGAAAAAGATGGCAAGTTGGTTTGGCGCGTAGAAGCTGCTGGCGTTGTTCGATACCACGAGCAAGATTGGCAAGCCCAATGGCTTTACAGCTATCTAACACGTCTCTATAACTGCGATAAGACCAACTCTCAGTAACTGAGCCATGGCCCCAGTCAACATGAATTGGACAACTCGTCCTCAAGATCAAATTGACGCAGCCAAAGCAAGGGTCAGAGACACCTTGCACGAATCCAACCCAAGGTTGACCACTCTAGAAAAAGCTTTTAGAGCATCTGCACTCCGCCAGCGATCAAAGCATCCATCTCAGCGATGTGATTAACGGCTTGATTTAAAAGCTTGCTTTGGTGCCACTGTTGCCGCGCCATGGCGGCGCACAACTGAGTCATCGTGTTGATGTCTCCGCAGTCCTCAATTTCCCTAATGCTGCGTTCTAGCGTCAACTCTTCTTCAAGACTTTGTTCAACGATCATCCATTTGAATGGATCGTAAGACTCGTTTTTCGGAAGCATAAGGTTCCTCCGTCTTAAACCGTATGTAATCACCTATAGCGGGGAATAACCAGTCCTGCACTGGTAAACAAGCTTGCCAATTCACAGGTTGAACACAGTTCATCACGACTGTTGTCCAGAACGCACTGATGTAGCCCCAGCTCATCGATCCACGAATACAGCCCACCCCGAAGATTCACCTTCTATAGACCAACGTTGATAGAAGGCAGGCCGTGACATCCTGATCAACTCACCAGATTTTGTGATGTCATGCCCTCCATGGTCCATGTCTGGTTTGCCCATTGGATCCATAGCGATGAAATCATTTTTGTCATATCCAACAATTACGCTCCAATGACCACAGCCCTCGCTGTCGCATACCGCTGGGTTGCCTTTAGTGATGTCACCCTTATGCAACCAACCAACCATGATTGGTCTGCCAGCATCAATTTCACTTTCAATGTCCTCAATCCGTGAGTCTCTACGAAACTCAGCATCCAGCCCCAATGACCTCAGTGCAGAGATCTGAGAATGGACTTCGGTAGTGTCTCCAAACTTAAGGCGCACTTGGCGATAAGCATCTCGGCTTTTTACTACGCCATGGTGAAATGCTGCGACCATTGCAGCCGCTGTATCAAAGCATTCCCGATAGCCATAACCAGTCAGGCTATCTAGCTGGTTGTAGTACGGAACGCCGTAAACCTCCTGGTGAATGCCGCTGGTCTTCCAGACCTCAAACCATTCAGCCTCATCACTTAACAGGTCTTGGTCAATCGAACGCTCCAGCTCTGCAATGGCAGCAAGCTGATGGGGATCGCCTTTCTTAAAGAAAGTAAAGAATGGAAGGAGTGACAGTAAGCCCACAACTACAACCCAAACCCACATTTACTTTTCAACGCGAGTCCCTGGGAATAGGTTTGATTTCACAAAATCCACCACTTTGTCGTCAACAGTGTTGTCAGTGGTTTTGCAGTATGCAGTCAGAAGATCAACAACCAGCTTCTTGACGCCATCCGATTTCAAAAAACGGAACAAGATTGGCCGAATTAGCAGAAGCATTAGAAACCTGCATTTGCCAAAAGTCTAGTTGCGGTCCGTTATTCCTTGCAAACGAGCTATTGCACGTTCAGCATCACTGAGCCTGGCAAAAACCTCTGTTGAGATGGCGGCCTGCTCTCTACGGAAAAGATCGACTTGAGAGCTTAAATTGTCTACAGCACTTGTGAGGCGAACCAACGTATCACGACCTTGCAGGCTTTCGCGGTTTGCGCTTTTAACCGCAAGGGCACCTGCCCCTACACTTGCCCCAGCTATAGCCGCCCAGATTTCAACCACCATTCGACCTCTAGCGTGACTTCATCATGGCAGATTCAGTCAACGAAGAAAACGAAAAGGAAAAAGTCTCCATCGCTGACCTTGTTAAGTGCATGGTGTTGCTGTGGAGCGCCACACTTCTCACCGTTTCCTATTTAGGGATTTTCCCCCAAATGAAAATGGACAACACCTTTGTTGCATCGCTGCTGACAGGATCAATGGCTTCGTTCGGTATTGAGCGAAAGGCCAATGGCAATGGCAAGAAAAAAGATGACCCTATAATTAAGCAAGAAAACCTTACCTCTAAACCAAAATGAGGCGTTTACTTTTGGTATTGGGCATTACATTGGCTGCTGTTTTGCCTGCTAGAGCGGACCTCACACACCGGCTTAGTAGCAGCATTCAGCTAGATGTGAACGCGGCTTCAACTCGCGCAATTCGCGTTGGCAACAGTTATTCCATCTCAGGGTCTGGCGTTGCTACCTCTGTCACCTCAGGCGGCAGCACTACCAACAACGCCGTAGGTGGATTGGGGGCGGCCACCCACGGCGTTAACGCATTGACCTTATCGGACGCAACGCAAGTTACAAGCGGAAACGCATTTTCTTTCGCGACCTCTTATACCGCTGGCGACACCATAAGCACAACAGCTCCAACGACTGGAGCCGTGCCCGCCTTCGGAGACATCACAAGCACTGCGGCGGGAACCAACACAGGTTTAGCCGGGACCATATTGACTAGCGGGGCGATTACTTTGAGCCCAGGGGCGGCAGGCACAGCTGCAATCGGCCAGGTCATCAGTGAGCTGACTGTCCGGTGAATCGGCTAATTTTTTTGCTGCTGTTGGCATCCCCAGTAGCAGCGGTCCCAGTGGTCCCAAATTTCGGTTCGGGGCTAGTTACGTCTCATACTGAGTCCAAAACAGTAGTGCGAGAAAACATTGTTTCTGAGTCCTACAGAAGCGGCTTTGAATACACAGTTAGCGGCACTGGCGTTGAGCCTGCGTCCGGCATCGTTAGCCCACCTGTCAGCGGTAACGTGCTTACGCTTTCAGACCGCACGCAATGGCGGCAGACAGTCCCAGGCAACGCTTTTCAGTTTGCAGAGACCCTGAATCAACCTGGCCTTATTGAGAGGGTAAGTATCGACAGAGAGACGATTACTGAAACTGTGATTGACTCAACCAGCACATTCACGCAATGAAAGCAGCAGCAGCAGCTCTTTTTACGGTCTTTTTCTATAGCACGCCTGCGCTAAGTCAGATAAGTGCAACTGCATCTCCGGTCAGTAATTCATCAGGCTCAGTGATAAATAGTGCGGTGCAAGTGAACCCTGGGCAGTATATGCGGCACAGCTTTGGAGGCGCGATTCAGTGTGATTCTCCAACGCTAAATATTTCTCCATTTATCTCTGGAGTGCATACATATGGTGATCCCAACAACGAGTATTACCAAGAACCTGTGTATAACAATAGCGACAATTATGGGCTAATTGATCCTACTACTGGCGTTGAAGGGCCCAATGGGATACCAGATAGTCCCGGGGAAATTTTATATTATAAGCCGCAAAGAACTGGATATAGGCAGAACTACAGCAAAAACCTTGGAATAACAGCAACGCTGTCAATTCCTCTTGGCGAATCAATTAATTTGTGCAAAGAAGCAGCTAGTAAACAGGTTGCCTTGTATGAACAGGCTTTAGCTGACAAGAGGCTTAACTACGAAATGGGCAGGCTCAAGGCTTGTTCTGAGGCCATAAAAAACAACTATGGCTTTTCTAAAAACTCTCCCTTTTACGCAATCTGTGCGGATGTTGTCATTCGGCCCGCACCTGTTCAAGGACACACACACGAGATCATTTACCCAAAGCCCGTCTCAGATCGCGAATGGCTTGATTCCGGTGACGCTGAACGACCCGCCGCTCCTGTAAGGATTCCAGTTTCTCCTTACGGCCAAGCTTCTGATTAATCTTTTTCACTACCTTCTTAGTCAAAGGCTTAACAAGCTTTTGCAAAATTGATGCGATTGGCTTGGCAAAGATTGCCGCAGTTGTGGCAAATGCAGCTGTCAATGCAATTGATACAGTCGGACCAGCGTCAGGCAGATAGTTGTTAAATACTTGGCTGACAGGCACGGGATCCCAGATCTTTATACACTTGCCATCCTCTAACTCATAACCGGTAAGAACTTCTGTTCCTAATTTATTAAGCGATCCGATTTCTTTCGCACCATATGGCGGACAAGGTGGAATTTGTGGCAGCGTTAAATTGCCGGTATCCAAAACCGGTTGTTTAAGGGGAGAGTCTTGGGTCGGAGTTGTTGGCTCCGGCTCTTTTTTGTTGACCAACGGGTCAAACTGCGTAGGAGGCTTTAGCTGTTGCGCTTGGTTTGGTCTGTAATCAGCTGCTTCAAAAACAGGAACAGCCCCTTGGCACAGGGTTACAACACCGTTTGGATCCTCTTCAAAGGACTCAACACCACTGCCTGAAGAGATACGGGCACGCACACAGCCCGGCATGTCGATTAGAGGAAACGGACTAGATGTTACCGGCGGTGCTGCTGGCAAAACAGGTGGTGGTATCGGCTGACCTACAAAAATTGTCGGCACGACAATCGGTCTTACCCCAATTTCAGGTATTTCAGGCACCTAATCAGAACGGTAATGCTGGTCCTGTAACTGATGGCAGTTCAGGCATCACATCATCGATCTGACCAGGAACCATGTCAGTAACGAGCTTGGTCAGCTCAGTTTGAAGCTCACCCATGTAGTGCTTTGTGATTGATGGAATGCGGGTGTAAAGCACAGCCGATCCAACAACCATCGCTCCAGACATCAGAAATGCTGCAGCGCCGAGCAGATTAAAAACTTTTTGCATGATCAGATTGCAAAGAAAAAACCTCCCCTGCTGTGTGAGACCAGGGAAGGTTGCAGTTGCTCTTTTAAAGACTAGCTCAGAAACCGTACTTCAGTCCAAGCTTTGAGCCCCAGCTGAAGTCGTCGCCAGAAACGCCGCTGAGTTCTCCGTAAACAGAAACGCTTTCAGCAACCGCAACCGAGCCGCCAAATTTACCGGCAAACTCAACTTCGCTATCCACGCCATTAGGCATAAGAATAACTGGACCGCCCTGGATGAAATACGAATAAGCGCCTTCGCCGCCTTCGTAGCCAACGTCAAGGTTTAGCGAACCACCAAGGTAGTTGTCACCAACAGTTGTGCCGTTGAACTCAGGATTCAGGTAAGGACCAGCGAGGGCAGACGCTGGTGCCAATGCAACTGCCGTAGCGGCTGCACCAATCACAAAAGACTTGATCATTAGAAGGGGTTGAGTTTTCTTGAGCCAGATTAGCTGGCGTGGTCAATGGACAGTTGACAATCTGATCCTTAATTCTCATCCGTTCCAGGGAACGTTGAGTAGTGCTTCTTATGCAATCCGGTAAAAAGACCACGCTTTGGGTGATCAGGCTTGTCGCGGCCTTCAAGCATAAATAGCATCTCAAGCCACGACACTCGATTCGCCATTGCCTCAGTGTCTTCTGCCCCTGGCTTGCAGGGGATCATTGGGTCGGGTTTTTGCATCAGGAAGGCTCAGTCGGCCAGCTAATGCTATTCGGGAAGCCTTCTGCTGCAGTGATATTTCGCAGTGCTGTCCGGTAAGTTTTCCACTCTGTCTTCTTAGCCGTCGTTAACGGACTATCAGTTAAAACGGTCCAGTCACAGGCAGCTAGCTTTAGGTTGCGCTGTTCGCGAACGCTTGCAGCGGCATTATCAGCGATGCTCTGCAACTCTGCAGCAGTGAAGTCAATGACGTTCCAAGTCTGCTTCCAAGTCCCATCAGCTAGCGCAGGCGATCCTTCTTCAACTTTTTGCGTGCCGCTGTCAAAAGTAGGTTCATCAACAGCATTTACGGTGACGACGCCTAAAAATGCAAGGTCTGCGCCTTCTAGCGGCTTAGGAAAACTAACGTTAGGGAATTTTTTACGCAGCTCATAAATACCCACGGGGTACTTAGTGACAGCATTGTTTTCGACAAGAGCTAAAGCCATGGCTTAAAAAGAAAGTAAGGGCCAGAAAGTTAGTGTCATGATAGCGTTATGTTCTCCTCACCATTACGGGTAAAATTATAGCTAGTTGTGCCAGAATCAGCCGCAGTTAGAGACAAATTAGAAACACTTGCAGTATGTGCGGAGTCCGTGGTAGCACTTGGTGTTGATGTTGAAATTGAAGAAGATTCATAGACAACATTACCAAAATCAGTGGTGCTGTACGTTCCAGTTAACGAGCCATCGTCAGGTATTTTACCAACAAAATCTGAGAGCCCGTGTCCATCAATTTTAGCAGTGACGTAAAGACTATCTCCAGAATGTAAAATATGCCTGCCAAAAATTCCATTGCCTTCCGAACCACTAATTTTTCTTTTCCATTGCACTGTTCCAGATGAATTAAACTTAATGATGTTCATAAAATTTGTCCCATTACTTGTTGTTTTACCAGTAACGTAAGAATTGCCTGAGCTGTCAACCGCAAGACTTCCATCAGAGCTAGAGTTGTCTGTAAATTCACGTTCCCATTGCAAAGTGCCAGATGAGTTATATTTAATCAGACGATTATTGGCAGAGTCAAAAACATTTACTCTTACATATACGTTTCCAGATGAATCCGTTCCAATACCTCTGCCCATAGGCTCTGTACCACTTAGGGCATATGATCTTGACCATTGAACAGCTAAAGAGCTATTTAGCTTTACGGTAACAGCGGCATCGACAGAAAATCCAGTAAGGTAAAAGTTACCAGAACTATCTATTGCAAGACCTGCACTTTCGCTAGACATCGCGCCGCTGCCAGTAATTTGTTTTTGAAATTGCACTACTCCGGACGTGTTATATTTTACAAGAGGATAACAATAACTACTACTGCCGCTGTTTCTAGCACGACCAAAAGCAAAAATGTTGTCATTACTATCTATGGCAATGTCGGAAAATTGAGCATCCTGTGAATTAGTATTACCTAGCATTTTATGCCATTGACGCGTACCAGAACTATTATACTTAATAATCCACGCCCCACCAAAAATAACTGCTCCGCTAACATATCGCAGAGGTCTATCTGCTACAATGTAAGCATTATCGTTACTATCAACAGCCACAGCTGCAAGACGTTCATTTATGCCAGTAAGAAAATCACTTGCTGCGTTTTTCCTTGAAAATTGATAATTACCGTCACTGTCATATTTATTAAGCATTAAACCATGCTGATTGGTCATGTTTGTGTTACTAGCTGAGGCGTTCGCAGTTCCAGTCGTAAATACATTTCCAGATGAACCAACAGCTAGTGCTTGGACTTTTGAGGGATCTTGGTTTGTTTCGTATGAGATTGTAAACCAATAACTTTCTGCTGCGCCGCCAGCGCCAGAGGCCCCTAATGCAATAGTAAAAGTGATCGGATCCATATCTACCTAGTTTGTGTAGTTAGTCAGAGCAGCACCACGGTAGGTCGTGCCGCCGTTTGAAGTTGTAAACATAAAGAGATGAGTGCGAGTATCTGTCAGTGTTGGAGCGTTTTGCCCAGCATCTCCGTTCCAGTAAACAGACGTGGGCCATACAATTACGGTGTTGGCGCCCGATACCGTTACTTGAAGCACAAAGCTACCAACCGTTCCAGATGCAGGCGGATTGCTAAACGTGAAGGTCGAGTTGGCACTAATAGTCTTGGTGAAATAGTTGCCGTCATTCAAATCAATATCCAGAGCGGAAACAGCTTCAGCAACTTGCTCGTACGGACCATCGAGCACAACGCCACCGTTATGAACGGTTTGGGGCGTGAAAGTCTGTGCAGCGGTAAACGTCTGCGCGGTGTCCAGCTTTGCGGTGTCAGCATCGTATGCCTGAACATTCGTACCAATCGCTAGGCCAAGCGTGGTGCGTTGTGCGGCGGCATCCGCATCATCAAGCAATGCGCGACCAGCAGATGTGCAACTGATCTCTTCAACTGCACCAGCGCCGGACGTGCTACGCCCCAGGATCTTGTCAGTGGCTGTTACATTTTGGATCTTGGCGTAGGTAACAGCATCGTCAGCAATTTCGCTTGTGCTGATTGTTCCCGATGCTGCAGAAGTTATGCGACCTTGAGCATCAACAGTAATGTCGGCAGCTGTGTAACTTCCGGCGCTAACTGAAGTATTGGCAAGTTTGTCTGCAGTAACTGCGTCATCAGCAACCTTGGCCGTTGTAACTGCAGCATCAGTAATTTCACTGGTGCCGATCGCCCCAGAAGCAGCGGCTGTGACACGACCTTGGGCATCGACAGTAATATCTGCCGCTGTATACGTACCAGCAGCAACTGAAGTATCTGCCAGTTTTGCAGCAGTTACCGCATCATCAGCGATCTTGGCAGTAGTGACTGCCGTGTCTGCAATCTCACTGGTGACAATCGTTCCAGACGAGGCAGAAGTGATACGACCCTGAGCATCGATTGTGATGTCAGCGGCGCTGTAAGTTCCGGCAGTAACTGCAGTGTCAGCGAGCTTGGCGGCTGTTACCGCATCATCAGCGATGTAAGCAGTTGCAATCGGCGTTGCGTTCCACACACCTGTTGCAAGGGTGCCAACAGCAGTCAGGCTTGAAGTGACAATTGCGCTGCCAAGACTCGTTGCATCAAGGACTTTCGTGCCTGCAATACGGAACTCCTTGGCACTAGCAATGTTGACGTGCTCAGAGAAGTCCCAACTGTCAGTGCTGTTTGACCAGACAATCGTGTGGTCCGTTGCACCTTTTAGGGTTATGCCACCACCATCAGCCGTGGCATCTGTTGGCGTAGAAACACTGCCAAGTTCAATATTTTTGTCATCAACACTTAGCGTTGTGCTGTTGACAGTTGTTGTTGTCCCGTTAACTGTAAGGTTGCCGGTAATTGTTATGTTGTCTTCTAACTTTGCTGAAGTGACTGCACCGTCATCCAGCGTGAACGTTCCCCCGCTGTTTGAAACAGTGATGTCTCCCTTGTCTCCATCAGTAATCGTTTGGTCGACCCAAGCCAAAACGCCTGAGCCATTTGTTTTTAAAACTTGGTTTGCTGAACCTGCAGTAGCAGGCATCGTAAATGTAATGTTGCCGCTAAAATCGCTGTGGGCTGGAGCCTTAATAGCTGCGTAATGAGCGTTACTAACTTCGCAGTACAAGCGAACTTCTGACTGAGAGCCAGTGTTTTTAAGCCCAAGGATGCCGCTAGAAATGAACTTAGAGTTCATGTCCAGATCGCCACCAAGTTGTGGGGTCGTATCTAAAACAATGTCTGTGCCTCCATTCGCACCATCAGTACCGTCCGCACCAGCTGGGCCTTGAGCACCAGTAGCGCCTGTTGCGCCAGTGGCTCCCCTGGGAATGGAGAAATCAAGTGTCGCAGCAGAACTACTGCCGCTATTGGTAACAGTGGCGTTCGACCCAGCGGCCCCAGTGCTTACAGAGCCAACAGAAATAGTTGCCGCAGCTCCATCAGAACCGTTTGAGCCAGCTGCACCTGTTGCGCCTGTTGCTCCAGTTGGGATGCTGAAATCAAGTGTTGCAGCAGAACTACTGCCGCTGTTTGTAACTGTGGCGCTAGAACCTGGCGATCCAGTACTTACCGTCCCAACAGCAACTGTTGCTGCGGCGCCGTCACTACCATCCGCCCCAGCTGCACCAGCAGCTCCATCAGATCCTGCAGCTCCAGTAGCACCTTGAGGCCCAGTTGCGCCAGTGCTTCCAGTAGCACCAGTGGCACCCCTTGGAATTGTAAAATCTAAAGTTGCAGCAGTACTTGTGCCGCTGTTTGATACTGACGCACTGCTACCGGCTGAGCCAGTAGTTGTAGTTCCGATGCTTACTGTTGCTGAGCCTTGTGCTCCATCTTGACCAGCTGGGCCTTGAGCCCCAGTAGCGCCAGTGGCTCCACGCGGAACTGTGAAATTAAGAACAGCTGCTGTACTTGTCCCGGTATTACTTACCGACGCATTTGTACCTGCATTGCCAGTAGTAGTTGTGCCAACACTTACGGTCGCAGAACCGTCAGATCCGTCCGCGCCATCAGCTCCGGCAGGACCTTGAGGACCTGTTGCTCCTGTTGGTCCTGTTGGTCCTGTTGCTCCTTGTGGTCCGGTAGCGCCTGTTGCTCCATCCGCACCATCAGATCCGTCAGATCCATCAGCTCCTGCAGCGCCAGTAGCACCTGCTGGGCCTTGCTGGCCAGCAGCGCCAGTAGCACCTGCTGGGCCTTGAGGACCTGTTGCGCCAGTAGCACCATCAGCACCATCAGCTCCATCAGTACCGGCTGCACCTGTTGCGCCTTGAGGGCCTGTTGCACCTTGTGGGCCTGTGGCACCAGTTGCGCCATCCGCACCATCAGCTCCAGCTGCGCCTTGGGCGCCCGTTGCTCCAGTTGCGCCTGCAGGGCCCTGAGGCCCGGTTGCGCCAGTAGCGCCTGCTGGCCCCTGATCGCCTGTGGCTCCTCGGGTACCAGTGGAAAGAACCAAGGAAGAAGTGGTGACCTCGGTAACGACAACTTTGTTGCTCATGGCTCTGTGTAACCTTGGCTAACGAAAATAATGCCCTCTAAGTAATACTCTCGCGTCCCGCCAGAGTCTTCCAACAGCACGTCATATTGCAACTCATCGGGAAACGCAGCCGTTTGCGTGTCAGTTACGCTCAACGTAATCTTGCCTTCAGATCGATCAACGTATGTAATCGAAAAATCAGCAGATTTTTTGGTGCGGGCTTTGTTCCAAGCCTGGGCGTACACGGTATAACCCGTCAGATTGATAGCAGCGTCACTGCCGTCTTTGAACTGCAAATCAAGCGAAAAATCAGCCCGACGTTGCAGCGTGAAGTTATACGTACCAGGTTGAACGGCCATGTTGAGGTCGCGTCAAAACGATTGTAACTTAGGCCGCCTCGAGTGCAGCAACCTTGGTCTCAAGCGTTTCAATCTTAGCGATTGCTTCTTGCAGAGCCGCAGTCAGTAATGGGACAAGTTTTGCTTGATCAATACCTTGCATAACGGCGTTGCCGTCGCCGTCAACTTCGTTGTGCGTTCCAGTGACAGCTTCTGGGACTACGGCCTGTGCTTCGTGTGCCAGAAAACCATCAACCGTTGTTTCGGGTACGGCAATGAAGTTAAACCGCTTGGGCAGCAACTGTTTTACGCGAGTAATGCCGTCCGGCAGAGTGGCAACATTTTCCTTCAGCCGGTGGTCCGATGACGTGTTGTAAGCCGTAGCAGAGGAAGTTACAGAAATGCTGCCAACTTGCGTTCCATCTTTTTGAATAGAAATTACTTGGCCGTCTGAATTTCTGTTTGCGTGAATCGCAACGTTAGATGCACGAGAAATCATCAGCGATGTGCCGTCACTAGGCGCACTAAGCGCCATACCAACCGTTGAATTACCGAATCCGGGCACTGAAGTTCCGTAGGACCCTATTAAAAAATTTCCGCTGCTGTCAATGCGAAGACGCTCCGAACCGCCTGTAGAAACGTTGATCTGATCAGCAGCACCGCTAAAAATTCCAGTATTAGTGTCGTCTACAAAACTCAGGCCAGGGCTGGAAGCACTGCCGTCAGGGAGCAACTCCGTTCCATCAAGCTTACCCACGGTGACCCATGCGCTATTGGCGCTGTTTCGTATCTTCAGCAGGCCGGATCCTGAGTCTGCCCACCATTGGTACGCATGAGTTGTTGATGGCGATTGACTACTGCTGTTATTGGTGACAACCGCCGCCAAAGCGTTATTCAGATCGCTACGCACAGCCGCACCCGTGCCGTTTTCGATCACGTAATCGTGAGTAGCCATTCTTAGCCTTTAACGGACAACATCATTTTATTTTATACGGCTTTGCCATAGCCCACAGCTGCATAGGTGAAGTTGCGATCAACGTTTGAGTCGCTTGAATCCAAAATATCCACATCAAAGCCGGTGGCGCTGACGTTACTGACGTTCAGTCTTTCGCCATCGCCAAGGTTGTGGACAGTAATTGCAACACTTGGTAGATGGGTGTTTGCTCCTCCAGTGATCGAGTTGCCGGTAAAAAAACCTTTTCCGAAAGCAACGCTCTTCGTGCTCGTTCCAGAAGCAATAACACCATCGCTGTTTTCTTGCCTCTGCTGAAATAGGGCTCTATAGCCCAACTGATTGACTATGATGTTCTGCGCTGCATCAGCAGTCGTTAGCTCAGCTTTGAACTGGAAGGCTCTGCCCTGAAACGTTCCAGATACAACTTCTTGCCATGCTCCATACGTTGCGGATGGACTTGGCTCGTTTGAAGTGCTTCTTAGATAAAGCTTTGCGTTAACTGCATCTGCGTCCCCGCCATCAAAATCAGTCCAAGAATCAACTAGCGCCGTTCGAGAATCAACCAAGTCATCTGGGAAGAAAGCCGCTGTTACAAGATGCCGCTCAATATGAACCCCGTAGTTTTCGCCTAAGTCCAGCGTTCTGGGAAACTCATATTCCCCAAAGACTTCAAGGGCTCCGGCTGTGACAAAAGAACTGATTGAATCAAAGCTTGAAACAGCATCAATCTTGCTATTGCCATCAAGGATTAAAGCTTGCAGCGTGTCATCGCGAAAACACTTGTTGTAATCTCCTTGGAACTTTGGAGTGTCGCTATCCTCCCTGCGAGTTTCAATGACTAAACGCTCAAATGTTTCAGGCAGCTGAGCAAGTACGCTTGTCGCGTTTATGCTCTTGTTTCCAAGGTCGTCTTCAAACTTTGCAAATATTTCTCCGGCAACTAGCGGAACAATTGCTTCAGTTGAGTTACCTGGTACAGCAACAATTAGATTAGTTGAGTTAGGCCAGGTCGCTGACCCATCAGTCAAATTGCTATGTTTAATGTGGACTAGGCCGTTTACTTTTACATCAAGATCAACCGTTTTGTCCCAACGCAGGCGTGCACTATTGGAACTAATTGGCTCAATGGACAGGTTCTGCACGTCTGCAGGAGGTGCTGTTTTTCCTGTCAGCTGGAACGTTGCAGAAGCTACTGAGCTTTGCCTCTTGTAGAAATTTCTTGCTACAACTTGAACTTCTAGTACACCAGCTCGCAATGCTGTAAGCGTAATTGAAGGGTCAGACGTGGTTATTGATACAGCATTGTCGTTATCTAGCTTGTACTTAACAACAAAATCTTGCAAGAATTTTCTGTTGTGCACCCAGCTCAACGAGAAGCCGGTGTGGACTGTCTGGCCCTCTTGATATAGATACTCTTGGCCGTCGAGACCTTCAACGGCACTTGGCTGCTCGTTTAAGTTGCTGACATCCCGTTCAGTCAGACTTAGATCACGCTCAACAGCGGCATAAATACTCTCGTTGTATTTAATTGCGGTAACGCCAAGCGTTCCATCCTCAGCATCAGCAACGCTGACAACACGAAACTGCTGTGATTGAATGTCGCTGGTTTGAATTAACCAAGGTGCATTACTTGCTGGAGCCTCGCTAAACGCTGAAGAAACAGTTACTGCTCTTCCGCTGATGCTGCTGATACTGCGAGTCTCAACCAAACCTGTCGGCAAAATTACCGACAGAGTAGGGCTATTACTCATGTTTACCGAAAGGTTGCTGCTGCTATCTACCGTCACAACAGTTGTCGTAGATGAAGAGACACGGCCATTTCTTCTCGTCCCACCGCGCAACGGGTCTGCGATGTCAACCACCATTCCAGGGCGAAGAGCGATACCTGAATCAAGGCCAACTCCAAAACTGCAGGTCTCGTGCAAGCTTTGTTCGCTCAACAAAGACCATTTACCAATTCGGTTTGCTTGGCCCTGCGAGTAACAACCAACAGCCTTGATGTCTTTATTGTTTATGCCGTACTTGTCAATAGCGTCAGCATCCTCAACGTATTCAAAAGCAACCTCTCCCAAATCGTCATAGTTTTGGTACGCAACAGTTGCAGTGGTGTGACGACTGCGAAGCGATGACCCAGAATACGAAAACATTCCATCTATAACATTGGCAGGGCCTAGGGCATACTGCGCGTCTGCAGGTTTGTCTTGCTGTAAGACAAGAGATCCTGCACCGTAGTATGAAATACCACGGAAAATACTACTCATTTCTTGAATCACATTATAAACTTCTTTGCGCTGATTAATTAGTAAATTACAGCTAAATCGAGTCTCTAACCCTCCTTTCCCACTAGATACAAGCTCGTTGCAATACTGACTGATCGAAAAGAAATCATACCGATCCAGCGAAGCTTCAGGGATGCCGCATCCATATCTTTCATTAGTCAGTAAGTCCCACAAACACCAGGCTGGGTCACACGTCCACTCAGGAATTGCCTTAAACGTGCCGTTCCAGACGCCTGAATAAGTTATTCGCCCTGGGTAAGTAACAGTGTCTACCGTAGCGTTGCTTGGAATCCGGACTTTGATTCCGCGAATAAGATACTTGCGCCTTGGAATACTGCTGAACTGGCTTGAATCCATACGCAGTCCGACTAAAGCACTGTTGGGGTAGCTCAGTTTTGCGTCAATTATTTCAGTATAGCCTTGCCAAAAGGTGTCGTTTTCAAGTTTTACGCTATCAGAGTCATCCGTATTGCGAACAACTTTTATGTCAACGGGAAACTGCCCTGAAAGAGTTAGCAAGTAATCGCGCTGGTAGTTTGAGCTGCTTTTGCCTGATATATCGTCTGTTCGGACAGTGCTATATCCTCCTCCGTTGTATTGAACTTGAATAGATAGGCTGACAGACGTTCCAACGATGTCTCCGTCGTCTTCCACTTTGCGGAGAGACGGAATGCTGATTGAAACTCTTACGCGATCGACATTAGAGTCAGTAATGCTTCGTACAACAGGGGTCCCGTTTTCTACTTGGACGCCTACAGGAATTTCGGCTTCAACGTTGCCGAAAACTCCAGGGATATAATGCTGAATTTGAGTTCCAGTTCTTGGGTAAACACTGACCCCTTGAAAATTGTCCGTACCGTCAGCTGCCTGCAACGGCGTGTTATCCAGAAAAATACTTTTATGCCCATCATCAAGCCCTTGAATTTCTCCCTCGCTTAGCAGGTCTAAAACATTGGCAAACTGATTCGACTGGAGGGTGTCGTCAGCTTCAGATGGAGTGTTGCCGCCTCCACCTTTTCCGCCACCGCCGCCGCCTGCGCCTGCAATGTACTTAGATGTTGTCATGATTAAACCTGATCGATGTCAAGACCGGAGGAGATCACTGCCGAGCCAACAAACAAGCGGCCATAAGCTATTGGTACTGGAACGCCTTGACGCGCTGTTTGAACAACTCCACTAAAACTGTTGGACTCAAGCTTAGCCGCCTCACGAGGAGGCTTTGGCATTGGTGAAAGGATGGTAGAAATACCGCTCAAAACCAAACCTGCGCCGACATAGGACAAGGAAGTACCCACTGCCGTCAGTGTTCCAGCTAAGCCAGAGGTTGCTGCTAAACCAGAAAATGTTCCCGTGGCTGCGCCGGTAATCAAACCCTGCGTTCCAAACAAACCAGCTCCCGGGAGTAAAAACGAAGCGCCAATCAAAGCAGCTCCAAACAAAAGCGCACCAGTCCCTCGTCCAGCTCCGGCCATAACAGGCGTAATACTAAATACCTCACGCTCACTCCAAGGGGTAAACAGCCCTGACACGTCGTCGTTGTGGATTTTTTGCTTGCCTACCGTTACTCGATATGCCACACCTCTTTTCTCACTATCAATGAGCCACTGTTGTAAGCGCGGAAAATTTGACAGCAAGGCACGCATTGCCTGAGCAGGCGTGTCAGCCACAAACTCAAACCGAGTCTGGCCTAACTCCTTACGCAAAGCGCCATAGACCTTAACGACTTTCATGCCTCAAGGTGCAAGCAGTGTTCTTCAAATAATACCCGCCGTAAACGTCCCTGCTAGACAAACGCCCTTGCACATGGTGCAGGACAACCTGGTCACCTAAATAAATTGCAGCGTGGTTTGGTACTTGAGACGCCAACTGCATGAACAACAGGTCACCGCGCTTTACCTCCATAATTGAAATCTTCCTAAAACCTTCTTTCTCAAAATTATCTAGATACAGGTTTTCTCCTTTATCCCACCATCGGTCGCGCCGAAAATAATTGCCCAGCTGTATTCCTAGTTCGCGCTTGTACCAATCCCGCACCAAGGAATAGCAGTCCACAACGCCATGAGAAAACTTACGCCCCACATACGGGAGTTCAAAACCCTCTGGTTCGCAATACCCCCAGTTTCCTGTTGTTGGGTTAACGATGTGCCAGGGTAGTCCGCTTTGCTCACAAGCAACACGGTCGGCAGGAGAAGGATTGTGATTAGTAAAGGGATGGCTGTGTACTACCCCTACAATCTCACCCTTGTCTTCTACAGCTGCATAATCGGCTGGATCAAGGACAAAATGCTCATCAGGCGTATCAGCAATATTTTTGCAACGAAAATACTTGCGCCTGCCTTTTACGACTGCAACTAAACCACAGCACTCTTTAGGACTTGTTTCAACCGCATGAGCCAAAATTTGTTCAACAACGGATGAAGGCAGAGTCATGAAGTAAGTCCTGCTCCAGGGAATGATCCAAAGGGTAGTTCATTGTTTTCGCCAAAACGCGCTTTGCAACTGCTTAAACGCTTGCCACATGCATCTTCAGCGAAAGTGCTGACACTGTTGTTGTTTACATCAAAATAACTACTGCCTGAATAACTGCACTCAGGATTTCGATACTTCCATTGACACACGTTTGCTACAACCTGACGGTTAGGCAGCTCCTTGCCTTGCAAGTCCAACTTGCTTGCAAGTTCAAAAACAACTACATCGCGAGATTCAGTCGCTTTACGATCTACGTACCACTCTTCAACGGGAAACGTTGCGTATGGGTCCGCAGCTGACTCTCCGTCTAAAAACTTTTTGAGTGTTCTAATTCTTTTAACTTTAGCGCCCGTCAAGTCGTTGCCGACGGTTACATCATTTACCCCAAGAAGTAATGCCGTAATCATTTTGTCTAGATTGGCGACCGTTAACGTTGGCCTTGGCAAGGCTCCAGCATTTGTGTATTCAAAACCGTCTGCCTTTACTGGAATGCGCGTATAAGCATTGCCGTTCCACGTGATATTTCCCGACACGTTTGCATTTGATCCTGCGTGCCAACGCAGCACGTCAGAACTGCCATGGAGCGTGCTGTCATAGTGCAATTCAAATAATTCAATAATTGCGCTTGGAGCTAGCGCCGAAACATCGGCATAAACAGAGCTGATTGCAGTCCAAACAACAGTATTGTCTGTAAGCGTGCTTCCAATGTCTGTAGGCCAGGCAGGCTCGGAACTTCCAGACGTTCCAGCAGTTGAGCACTGAAATACGAGGCCGCTATTTTGCGTGCTAGTGGCACGTCTAACGTCACCAACAGAAAATGAAGTGCTGCCGGTCCAAGCGGTGTAAGCCATTAGGGTTCAAATACTTCGCGGAAGGTTGCGTTAATTGTGGCGCGGTTTGCATACGGAATCGATTTCGACCAAGTTTCACAAACCCATTTGTAAGCAACGGACGATCCTGGCGGCTGCCAATCAAACGATGCGTTGTCAAGAGCGCGAGCGTCTAAGAATGTCTCAATCGTGTCAGAGTCTGTCTCTGTAATGTTTACAAAGGACAAAGACCATTGTTTTGGATTTTGATTGAGCCCATAGGTCAATCTGGTTTCATAGCCATCTCCGAATTGCACTTTACGAACAACTGGAGCACTGTTTTTTTGAGCGCCGTAATCAGGGTCAATATCTGGGAAAGTAGCCATTAGCTAGTTAATAAGCCTCCAGGTCGTTTTTGCTTGATCAGCTCCTGTTGTACTGCAATCCCAATCGCCTTGCCAAGTTGCGCGGCTTGATCGCCATTACCCTCAACAGAAGAACCAGAAGCGTCAACGTTGACCACTACGTTACTTGTGCCTCCGCCAGAAGACTCAACACCAAGCTTCCCGTTGGACCCACGACGTAAAGGCAACACGGCTTCAGGGCCTGCCTCCCCCATTAAAGCCATTGTTGGCCGGCCAATGTAACCGCCTTTGGCATAAGGCACGATGCCATTCTGAGCAAATACGTTGCCGTTGGCTGAAGCAAAGATTGAACCAATTAAAGATTTCGTTCCAGCTTGCAAGAACAAAGAGGCCATCTGCCTCAATACGCCAGACAAAGACTCGCCTAAAGACTTTGTGCCATCAATCAAGCCCATGATTGCGTTGGTCAAACCTGTTCCAACAGTGCTTTTGATTGATTCAAAAAGAGCATTAGTTTTTTTGGTTTCTGTATTTAGATTTTTTGTTTCATCAATTGTGTCTTGCAATGCTGCATTTCCTCGTATACGTTGTTCAACGCCTGCCGCAATCACTGGAGGTAAATTTCTTGTCTTTTCTTCAATCTTCATTTCTAACGCAACTTCTTTCTCTTTACCTAGAATTTTTGCTTCAAGCAAACGCCTTTCATCTTCTAAGCCTTGCAACATTTTTGCAAAACTTGCAGTCTGCTTAAGAGTTATATCTACGCCTTTGCTTAAAGCGGCATTGCGTTTCTTTATAGCTTGTTCTTCCGTTGAGTCTTGGCCTCCACCGGGTGGCAATACTTCACCAGTTCTTCTGCCATAGCTATCTGGAGCTTCAGAAGTGCCAAATAAAACCTTACCTTGCGCCTCTATATCTTTAAAAAATTGATCTCTTGTCTCAGACAACCCAGTTTTTGCTACGTCAAAAGCCTGACCAAATTTGCCGCTAGCAACAAGAGTTGCAATTTTTACAAGGTCTTTAATAGTGCGAGTAAAAAACCGCATTGATTGAACTAGACCCAAAATAACGGAAGCAACACCGCGAACACCTGTTTCAATTATTTTAAATAACGGGGTAAAATCTTGCCCACTAGCAAACAAATCAGCAAACACTTCTGTTATTGCACTTAAGGCAGGAAGCAAAGCATCTGCCAATTGCATCCTAAAGCCTTCAAATTTAAAACCAAGTTTAGTTACTTGGTCATTATAGTATTCTGCATTTTGAGCAAATCTGTCACTTAGTTGATAATTAAATTCTTCAAGTGACGCTTTGCCGCCGTTAAGCATAGTGATCATGTCAGCGCCAGACTTGCCAAAAATATCCAAGGCAATAGCGGTTTTTTCTGGCCCATCAGGCAAAGTTGCAAACGTGTCAGCAATTTCGCCCAACAGCTGATCACTTTGCTTAATGGTGCCGTCAGAATTTTTAACGTTTACTCCCAGCTTGTTGTAAGCGTCTGCATAGGTAGCCACGCCATCAGCGGCTTCAAGCTGCGTACGGGCCAAAGTTTTTAATCCAGTAGCCAATTGCTTTTGTGAAACGTCCGCAAGCTTGCCGGCGTTTACATAAGACTGCAATTTCGCAGCAGCAATGCCAGTTCTTACCTCAAGCTTTCCAAGAGCATCAGCCGCATCAATAGAGCTTTTTACAAACGCCGTAATACCACCAATGGCAGCAGCGGCAAACATTGCTTTAAAAGCAAGGCCAACGCCCTTTACCGCCATGCCAAGGTTCTTGGCCTTGCCCTGCACTCCTTGCATGGAGTTTCCAAGGCGTTTTATATCGTTTGCACCAGTCGTTTTGGCGCTGATCAGCATCCCAAACTTGGCAGTCATATCACTTGCTCTCCTTGTTCAAAATTTTCATGGCCGCCGCTTCCATGATTTGCAAGTCCTCTAGCACGGCTGGCGCATCCTTGACTTCATACAGTCTAAACAGCCATTGCACAGCTGTATAGTCCAGCCCGCAAACGCCAGACATTGTTGTGCGCCACTGGGTTTGACAACGTAAGAACATTTCAACAGCGGGCCAATTCTCCTCCCATACTTCAAAGTGCTCCTCTTTCGCTTCAGGCAGCACCAAGCCAAACGCCTTAGCGTCTGCCTTTAACTGGCTCTGATCTCCTGGACCGCTGAACAAATACTCAACGGCCTCGCTTAGTTTTTTCTCTTGGCTCCCTGCTTGCTCTCTAGATAAGCCCCAGCGATTGCCGTTGCCATCATCGGCACATCTAATAGCTCGTCTCGCTTTGTGATGCTGTACGGCAAATCCTTACCGTCCTCATCCTCGATACCAATCCACCCCATCATCACTTCACGGGCAATCTCAACATCCGTCAGGTTGCCCTCTGCGCTTAGCTCTGCAATCTCTAAAAGTCTGCTCTGCGTCAAGTCTTTGAACTCAACATCAAAAGTGACCCGTTCGTGCTTGCCCCCATCAACAGGAACATCCACAGAAACAGGCCACTTGTAAGTATTTGACTTCTTGAGGACGAATGCCATAAAAAAGGTGATTCGCCGTCAGACTAGCGCACCATTAAGTACAAACAATGCTGTACTCATTGTTCCCTGCAGTTGTTGGCGTTGCGTTGTAGGGCAAATTCAACATTTGGATGCCGTCAGAATCTGAATAGGTTGGTGAACCTAGGTCAGTCTGTGGGGCACTGAAGGTGACAATGTTGCCGGCTGATTGACCATGCTGGAACGTATTTGTCCCGGTGCTGGTGCCTGTGGCATCAGTAAAGAAGTTATGAGTGGCGAGCAATTCAGCCTCAAGCACGATTGTGCCATTAGGCCGGCGATCAGTAATCAAAACCTCTTTGGTCCCACCAACCAATTCGCGATAAACAGTCGTATTGGACTGGTCAAAGCTGAAGGACTGCAATGAACCCGCGTAACTGAACAAAGTAAAGGCTGTCGTGTTGCCGTTCTTGAAAATGACTGGCGCAGCCTGGTTTGCGTAGGTTGTGCTTGGGTTTGCTGTGTCAGTTGGCGTGTTGAACAATCCCGTCATCGTGAAATTGATAACAGGGATCTCTCCGACTTCGCCTGTGATCGCAAAACTGCCACGACAGCCAGTCAACTTGTGACGAACTCCATCAACAAAATACTCAAGCGTGCAACTTTCAAATGATGCGCTAATTGGCGCATAAGTAACAGAAGTGCTTGTCACTGTCGTGACTGAGTTGCCACAAGAACGGATAATTGCGTCCCACTTAGGCGCTGTGCCTGCAGCCCCAGAACCTGCAAGCTCAACCTCAAACGAGATCTCAACTCGCTGGTTAGCCAAAAGAATGTCGTAATTACCCATGTAGCCACGGATCAACTCACGCTCAACAGCATCAGCTTGAAGCGGAGTGATCTCCATGTTGCGGACTAAAACCGCATCAGTGCCTGCAGCTGTTGGGTCGGACCCGTAGCTGCTTTCAATCTTCGCCAGCAATAGGCGTTGACTCGTCCTCAGTGTCATCGGTTACAACCTCAAAATTGGGGCTAGTAGGTTGAGCCGGCTGAGTCCGCTCAATGAGCTTTCGTTTGCCGGTTTTTGGATCAACAAGGTATGCACCTCCTTGACCCAAGTTTTCATCTTCCATCTTAAGGTCCTTGCGTCAGATCAGCTAATCGAGTTCGGTAACGAACTAGATAATCGCAACCTATAACGCCTGCGGGTTGATCTGCATCAACCATTTCAAAACTTACGCCTTGCGGCTGAACGTCTATTGCATAACCGCCAAGAGTTAAATCAGCCATGATTTTGCTGTGCAGGCTTTCAACTATTGGGTCGGCAACTTCATCAGGCTTATCACCTCGCACGATTACAGACACACGAACAACAAACGACCAATCCAAGGTCGGCAAACTTGTGTTCTGTTCTGGCGTATCACTTACAGGCTCAACAACTAATGCAGGGCTTTCACCACGCTGCAATGGTACAACACGGCTGCGATAAATCCGAGAGCCCACATTCGTGGTGCCGCTCAGGCTGCTCATGATGTCTTCAAGAATGTTTTCGCGCAGTGTCGTCATGTCTTCTGCAGCGAGATTTCACAAAGCAACCCGTCATCAATTAAACGAGTTTCACGAACTGTATAGGCCACAGAATCAACGGTGATGCTGGTGCCTGCCGTAAGAGTTCCAAAGTCAGAAGCCTTGGCGGTGATCTGGTAGTCGGTATGCAACACCATGTCACCAGCCAAGACTTGACTGGGCTGATCCAACAAGACTTTGGCGGTTGTAGAGCCTGACGTTGCAGATACGCCAAAAGGATCATTAAGGAAGACCCCTAGATCGTCTGATAAAAAATCAGCTAGCGCCATCAGCCTTAGGTTTCCGAGTGCGTTTTGCTTTGGGCTTAGGGTCTGCAGCAGTTTCGTCAGCTTTGATTGCTTTACCCATGCGGATTAGCAATTCACCGTCTGCGTTGCTTAAGTCATAGCTTTGACCAGCCTCAAGGACTTGGCCGCTTGCCATGACTGCTTTGGTGCAAGTGACTTTCATAAAAAAAGGGGGGCCGTTGCCGGCCCCTGTGAT